TCAAATACTAACGATAACTTAGACAGAGGTGTTACTTATCTACATAACGATGGATCAGCAAAAACTGGTTTCTTTGGTATGGACGAAGGTACAGGCGTATTTACATATATTCCAGATGCAACAGACAACTCATCAGTAATTACTGGTAGTGCAGGTGCTGTTAAATTTGGTGCAGTAGAAGGTACATCATTTAGTGATGGAACAATCTCAGGTGTAACATTTGCAGATGAAGACAATATGTCCTCAAACTCTGCAACTAAAATACCTACACAGCAATCAGTAAAAGCATACGTTGATGCTCAAATTACTGCACAAGACCTAGATTTCCAAGGAGATTCAGGTGGTGCATTGAGTGTAGACCTTGATTCACAAGTGCTAGACATTGCTGGTGGAACAGGACTTTCAACAGTCGGTTCAGGACAAACTTTAACTGTGAGCCTAGACGATACAGCAGTATCGGCTGGTAACTATGGTAGTAGTACAGCAATTCCAGTATTGGCAATTGATGCTCAAGGTAGGATTACAGGAGCCTCTACGGCCTCTATCTCTACTTCTTGGACATTAACAGGTGATAGTGGTACGCAAACAGTTGACGGTGGAGACACAGTTGACATCGCAGGTGGAACAGGAATAACAACAGTAACTACGGCTACTGATACTTTAACTGTAAACCTTGACGATACTGCCGTTAGTGCAGGTTCATATGGTAGTGCAACAGCAATTCCAACTTTTACAGTTGACGCACAAGGACGTTTAACAGCGGCCGGAACAGCGGCTATTAGCTCAGATTTAACAATCGGTGCTGACAGTGGTTCAGATGACGTTGTAAGAGTAGGAACTGATACATTAAACTTTATAGGTACTTCAAACGAAACTACAACAACAGTTAGTAATAATACTATTGCTGTTGGACTAGCAAGTTCAGTAAGTGGCTTAACAAGTTTAACTGCAACAACATTAAGTGATGGTGTAGCAAGTATCAACTCAGGTGCCCTAACAGGAGTAACAAACGTTACTGCTTCAGGAACTGTACAATTTGGTTCACTAAGCGACGGTTCAATTACTGCTACAGGTTTTGTAGATGAAGATAACATGGCATCAGATAGTGCTACACTTATCCCAACACAGCAATCTGTTAAAGCATACGTTGACTCAGTAGCAACAGCGGCCGACTTGGACTTCCAAGGCGACTCAGGTGGTGCATTAAGTATTGATCTTGACAGTGAAGTCCTTGACATCGCAGGTGGTACTAACATTACTACTGCAGGTTCAAGTAACACATTAACAGTAAACCTAGACGCAACATTATCAGGAATGACAGCAGGTACTTTCTCAGGACAAGTATCAGCAGGTACATTAACTGATGGCGTAGCAAGTATTAACAGTGGTGCATTAACAGGTGTTACAACTATTGCTACATCAGGTGATGTAACAGTTGGTGGTAACTTAACAGTTAGTGGTACACAAACTAGTGTTAATTCAACTAACACAACTATAACTGACACCTTGATTACACTACAAAGTGGATTAACTGGTGCTAACCCTAATGACATTGGTCACATATATGAAAGAGGAACAGATGGTAACAACGGTTTCTTAGGATGGGATCAAAACGTTGATAGATTTGTAGCGGCGACTACAACTGCAGACGGATCAACTGCTGGTGATTTAACACTAGCGGCAACTGATTTTGAAGCGGCTGGATTCATTGGTACAAGTGCTACAATTAGTGGTGCTGTAAGTTTTGGTACATTAACAGATTCAGGTGAGAGCATTGCTGTTACTAAATTTGTTGATGAAGCAGACGGAATTAGTAATAACGATAATGATACTACTATTCCAACTTCAGCGGCAGTTGTTGACTATGTTGAAAACAATGGTGGTGACGGACTATTACTAAGAGCGGCAATAACAAGTGGAGCAACAACGGCTTCAATTGGTACTGTCCCTAACGTTTCTAGCAGAACATATTATGCAGAAAAGATAGTAATCAAAGTCAGCACAGCATTTAGTGGTAACAGTATTAATTACATTACTATTAAAGAAAATGCTGGTTCAGGTAGTACACTTGTTGCTAAAGCAGACGCAGATGCGGCTACAGTAGGTAACTATATTATAGAACTAGATGGCGACATAGCACTTACAAAAAATGCGGCGGTAACGTTAGCATTCTTTGACGCAAGTGATAACGCAGTGGCTCCTTCAGCCGGTGCGGCAGTGGCTTCAGTTCACTACAACTGGGTTTAATATAACCTAGGGTAGGGAGTAACTTTAAAGGGCAGTTTTTTACTGCCCTTTTTTTGAGTTTTATTTCTGAGCGTCTGCTCTGAACGAGCATATAAGCATGGTTGTTTCAACCATTGACATATTAGGAGTTAAACTCCAGGGTATATGACTAGGCCAGTATATTACTTTAAACTGTTTGGGTTTAATAAAGTGTGACGTTTCTTGTGTGTTTTGACTGGCATATATTTTAGATGTATAATTATCTAATTTTAAATGACTGCCTTTGTTTGTTGTTTGTAGGTATATTCCAGCATTGTACCATCTTTGATGCTCTATTGTAGTAGGGAAAGAGTGGTGAGGATTAGTTGAAATAATCCAAGGATTAAGTAAATTTATATCTCTAGCAACTTGTAAGTCAAAGTGTTGTACTACATTTGAAACAAAATTAGTTGCTAATAAATTTGCTATATTTCCTATAACACCTTCACATGGAAATTGTTTGTTAGTAAACCATCCATAAACTGTCTCAGTTGTGATACCGGATTCTTTATTAAGTTTTAGGCTGTCCTGGATTTGCCTATTTAACTCTTTAGGAACCTCTATCTGAGTTTCAAATACATAGTCTGGAAATACTGTCGTCTTTTTAACTGCCATACTACTATTTACCTTATATTGCTTGACATTCGTATGAAAACCAGTATAATAGTATTGTAACTAGGAGAACGGTATGAAAAAAGATAAAGTTATACTCACAGACATAGATGGTGTAGTATTAGATTGGGAAGAAGGATTTAATGTCTGGATGCAACATCACGGACATAATTTAACTGAAGGCTATCAGTTTGTATATGATGTAGGTACCAGATATGGTATTACAAAAGAAACTAGTCGTAGTTTAATCAAGCAGTTTAATGAAAGTGCCGCAATAGGATTTTTACCTCCACTCAGAGACGCACAATGGTATATTAACTTGCTACATGAAAAGTATGGTTATAAATTTATTGCTCTTACTAGTCTTAGTTTAGATCCTTATGCAAAAGAACTAAGAGAAAGGAATCTTAAAAAATTAATGGGCGATGCCTTTATAGAAGTTGTATGTTTAGATACAGGTGCAGATAAAGATGAGATACTTGCAGACTATGGACACAAATATCCTGGTGCATACTGGATAGAAGATAAACCAGAAAACTTAATGGCTGGTGTTTATGTTGGGCTTAAAGGCATACTAATGGAGCATGGTCACAACATGGAAACGCCTGTCGAAGGTACTGTCGTTAAGAATTGGGAACAAATACATCAATATATTACCTCAAAATAAAGATAAATATAAGTACCATCCAATAATACCTTTTAGGTAAATTATCCATAATAAATATTACTTTAATTAATATATGGAGAACTAAATGTTTAAATTATTAAAATCAACTCTAGCAGTTGCAATATTGTCAGTTATGTCAGTACCAGCATTTGCAGGAGTCAGTGTTGGACTAGATTCTGATTATCTATTTAGAGGTGTATCACAAACAGACGGTAGTCACTCAGCATGGGTAGATTACAATCATACGTTTGGCGAAAGCGGATTTATGCTCGGCGCATGGGTTGGACAAATCGACTTAGCAGACGGATCAGACTTAGAAACTGATTTGTATGGCGGTTGGTCTAACGGTGATTGGACAGTAGGATATATTGACTACAGTTACAACGGTGATGCAGATTTAGATGGCGGCGAAATATTTGTCAGCAAATCAGTCATGGGTGTTTCAGTAGAATATTACATGGGTCAAGATGACTACACAGACTATTTAGAACTAGGATATTCAGTAATGGGTGTTGACGTTTCATTTGGTATGTGGGACGAAGTTGGTGACAACTTGCGTATCTCTAAGTCTTTTGATCTTCCAATGGGTCTTGAAGGTGGTATTGCTTATGTAGACTTTACTGCTGACAGTGATTCAGGAATGATGGACGAAGATACAATAGTATTTTCTTTATCCAAATCATTCTAATAAGATTAGAAAATATAAAATACCTCCTTTTTTGGGGGTATTTTTATGAATAAACACTTGACAAAGTTTAAAGATTTGCTATAATATATACTGTAATTAGGTAAAGGAGTAGAAAAAATGCAAAAATTTCCAATTGATGAAGTACTAGCAGTCAGTTGTGCCGCTCACAGAATAAATGAGGGCTTCATTAAAAAGGACCAAGTAAGGTTCGATAAAAAGTTTGAAAAAACGACATGTAATAGTGACTTACTATACAATTATTTTTTTACAGATAAAAAATTTAAAGTCATAGAAGAAGATAAAACTACTGCAACTGAAGTTAAAGAGTATCTTGCAGGGTTAAGTTTTAAAGCATTAGAAAGAACTTTAACAGAATTTGAGAGCAATGTTCTTAAGTTAGTAAGTTCTCCTGAAATTGCCAAGGATAAATTAGGCATAGCCGCTAGTTTACCTAAAGTATATCTAAATAAAGTAGATCAGGATACTTGGACTGATAGAGAAATGGAATTATCCAGAACTAGTGAAAAAATTGGTAAACTACACACTAGGGAAAAAATTGATGCTACTGTAGAGTTTACTAGGTATATACCAAGAACTATGAGTTATATTGTTACCTGTAGTGTAAAAAATCAGCATATTTTAAAGTTCTTTACAGACAAAAAAATTGCACCAGGCAAAGAAATTACAGTTGAAGGTTTTGTAAAAGGACAATCTAAAGGTAAATATCATGCTGGATTTGAAACTGTAATAAATCGAATTAAATTTGTTGAAGAAGGAAAATAATTTACTATAGAGCGATTTCCCGGGTGCCCGGTGGTTTAGAGACTCTTAAAACTAAAAACCATAATTTGCGTGTCGGATGCTGGCGACAATGTTAAAACAGCGAGTATAGAAAGGACCTCCTAATATTTTAATATTTAGGAGGTTTTCCCTTGATAACCTCTCAGTAGCTCAGCAGGATAGAGCAACGGCCTTCTAAGCCGTGGGTCGCAGGTTCGAATCCTGCCTGAGAGGCCAAACTTCTGATAAATAGTATGTGGTAGACACACATAGAAGGAGTAAACTATGGCAGAGGTAGAAGGAAAAGGCAACGTACAAGTTGACTTGGAAAAATATACAGAACTTGTCTTGAAAGTTGATGAGGCACAAGACAAGATTAACGAGATGAATAATCTCAGAAAAGAATTAGCGATAGCAACTGCGGCCGCTAAACCAGTAGAAAGGTTTTCTTTTGGTGCATTATTTAGAGATGAAAATGACATCAATGAGAAGGCAATAATTGGTTTTATGAGTTTTGGATTAATGGTTGTATTTGGTGCATGTGATTTAATTACAGCATTTTGGGATATGGATTTAAAAATATCTGATACAATATACACATCATTTGTTGTAGTAACTTTAGGTTCATTTGGTATTAGTGAGGCAGGAAAAGCCTTTAGCAAACAGTAAGAATTATGAAAGAATTAAAAGAATGGCATAAAGATTATACGTTAGACTTTATTGAAAAGTATAACTTATCTACATATACCGTTGCTTGGATCAGTTGGATTAAGGGAATGGTTACAATGGCTATTCTGCTTTGGATATTTTAATGTTTATTAAACACTTTGCAAGAATGTTGACACGAGAAGAACTCAGCGATGAGGACGTTATTGTATATTTTGATATTGTGCAAAGTGTTGTTCCAACTAAATTACTAATTGCTTACGATGAAGAAAAAGCAAAAGTAGGTATCGAAGTTATGGCATACACCAGCGAAGATGACGATGGTGATATGTTTATATACGAAATTATTTTGCAGGATGAAATAGATGCAGATGAGGGTGATGAAATATCAGAAGAACTTTTTGAAGAGTTTCCAGATATTAAATTTACATTTGAGGCATCAGTAGAAGTTTAGTGCTAGTAGAAGTTCATTTTAATGGCAACGAATTCGTTGCTTACGACAAGCAAACCAATCAACAAATAACAGATAGTGCAATACTAAATGTTATATCCTTTGAACAATTTCCAGGAATTAAAGGTGTATTTGAAATAAATGTTGACACCGCCGGAAGATCTGTTATAATAGAACCATTACAAATAAATATTGGTATACAGGATATAAACACAAATGGCATTTAATAAAACATTCAATCAAGAAGAAATCGCAAGACTTAAAAAACTTATCAACGAAGGTGATACTGTTCTCCATGAAGTAGACGCTCTTAACGTAGGACTTCGAGAAACTGTTAAAGCAATAGCAGAGGAAATGGACCTCAAGCCTGGAGTTTTAATGAAGGCAGTAAAAGTTGCTCATAAGGCTAAGTTCCAAGATGAGTTCGACAAATTTGACGAACTAGAAACAATTTTGGAATCAGTCGGAAAAACACTTTAATTAATTGACTTTTAACCACTATTACTGTATAATTACAGTATGAGGATAGCACATCTATGAGTTACGTTGACGCATTTTATGATCAAGGCAAGGACATTGTTACTGTCGTTGAGCGTATTGATGGCAAACGTATTATAAAAGAAATAAGTCCCACACATAATTTTTATTATTCAGATCCTAATGGTAAACACAGAAGCATTTACGGAGACCCTGTAACTGAGCTAAGGTGTGCTAACATAAAGGACTTTAAAAAGAACTTAGGTATACATAGCAGTAATAAAACATTCGAGAGCGACATAAGGCCTCTTAATAAAGTATTAGCAGAACATTATAACGGTGCTGATGCTCCTGATTTAAATGTAGCATTTTTTGATATTGAAGTAGACTTTGATCCACAACGTGGTTATAGTAGTCCCTCTGATCCATTTACTCCCATAACAGCAATAGGTGTTTACTTGCAGTGGATGGATGCAATGATATGTTTAGCAGTTCCTCCTAAAACTTTAAGTTGGGAACAGGCACAGGAAGTTGTAAAAGAGTTGCCTGAAGTTATGTTGTTTAAAACAGAAAAAGAAATGTTAGATACATTTTTAGACATTATAGAAGATGCAGATGTACTAAGTGGCTGGAACAGTGAAGGATATGATATTCCTTATACTATAAACAGGATTACTAAAACATTAGGTAAAGCAGAAACAAGACGTATGTGTCTAATGAAAAAACTGCCTAAAAGAAGAGAGTATGAAAAGTTTGGTAGTGAAGTTGCTACTTATGACTTAGTAGGCAGAATACATTTAGACTACTTAGAGCTTTATAGAAAATACAACTATGAAGAAAGACACAGTTACAGATTAGACTATATTGGTGAGATGGAAGTAGGGGAAAAGAAAGTTCCATATGAAGGTAGTTTGGATAGACTTTACAATCATGACTTCCTAAAGTTTTGTGAATACAATATACAAGACGTTATGTTGTTAGACAAACTAGATAAAAAATTACAATTTGTTGACTTAGCAAACATTATTGCACATGAAAATACAGTATTGATCCCAACTACTATGGGTGCAGTAGCAACAACTGAACAAGCAATTATAAATGAAGCACACAGACGTGATATGGTAGTGCCTGATAAGCCTAAAGCATCTGAACGTGATAGTGCCGCAGGTGCCTTTGTGGCAACGCCTAAGAAAGGATATCATGACTGGGTAGGCAGTATGGACTTAAACAGTCTATATCCTAGTGTGTTTAGGGCTCTTAATATGGCACCCGAGACTATTGTGGGACAATTAGATCCTAGTTATACATTAGAAGAAATTACTAATGCACAGAAGTTAGAAAAGAAAAGTTTTGCTGATGCCTGGCATGGCAAGTTTGGTACTAACGAATTTGAATTTGTTAGAAGTAAAGACGTTGATCATATAATGAAGTTAGAAATGGAAGATGGTGGTGTGCATGAAGTGACAGGTGCTGATGTTTATAACTTAGTTTACAATAGTGGCCAACCCTGGAATATAAGTGCTAACGGAACAATATTTACAACAGACGTACAAGGCATTGTGCCTGGTTTATTAGAGCTTTGGTATACAGATAGACAACGTATGCAGAAGAAGAAAAAACAATCAGAAGGCGCAGAGCAGACTTATTGGGATAAAAGGCAGTTGGTTAAAAAGATTCAGTTAAACAGTTTATATGGTGCTATACTTAATCCTCATTGTAGATTTTATGACAAACGTATAGGGCAAAGTACTACACTTACAGGCAGAGCTATTACAAAACATATGGCGGCTGAAACAAACAGAATGTTTACTGGCGAATATGATTATGAAGGCGAGACAATAATTTATGGTGATACTGACTCTGTATACTTTAGTGCGGCACCAGTTATGCAGGATCAAGAACTAGATATGGATAGTGCTATTAAATTATATGATCATGTATCTGATACAGTTAGTGACACATTCCCTAAGTTTTTAAAGGATACATTTAATGTGCCTTTAGAACGTGGTGCTGTAATGATTGCAGGTAGAGAAGTTGTAGGCAGAGCAGGATTGTTTTTAACTAAAAAGCGATATGGTATTTTATGTTTAGACATTGAAGGTTATCAGCCTGAAGGCGGTAAACTAAAAGCAATGGGTTTAGAGATTAAACGTTCTGATACTCCTGAGTTTATACAAGACTTTTTAGAAGAACTTTTAGTTGATTGTTTAAATGGCCTAGGCGAAGAACATGTAATAGATAAAATTAAAGAGTTTAAAAAGTATTTTAAAGGGTTACAACCTTGGGGTAAGGGTATGCCTAAACGTGCTAACAACGTTACTATGTATACATCTAAAATGATGGAACAAGCAAGAATGCCACAAACAAATAGTCTACATAAATTAGACAAACTAAAAAATGAAGGTAAAAGTAATATGATACCTGGCCATGTTAGGGCTAGTATTAATTGGAATAACCTTAAAAAAGCGAACAGTGATGCATATAGTTTAACTATCACAGATGGTGCAAAGGTAGTTGTATGTAAACTTAAAAATAATCCAATGGGCTATACTAGTGTAGCATATCCCACAGACGAACTTAATTTGCCACAATGGTTTAAGGATTTACCATTTGATGAAGAGGCAATGGAAGAAACAGTATTAGATAAAAAGGTTGCTAACGTTATTGGTCCTATGGGCTTTGATCTAAGCAGAACTACACAGAGTGAAACGTTATCGACGTTTTTTGAATTCTAAAAAAATGGTTAAAAACTACTTGACTTATCTAAATAACAATGTATAATATTATTTTAATCTTTGGAGATACGAATGGCAATTAAAGACATAATGAAAGATGTACTTAAACATACACATGGTTTAGGTATCTTTGAAATGGTAAAGGTTACTGGTGATGTTGAAAAGACTACTATTGAAACAGTAGATGCAGACAAAACTGTAATTTTTAAAGGAGAGACACATAATCCATATCCTGAGTTTGTTGACTCAACAGTTGGATTAAGCAGGATGGCTGTATTACATGGGTTACTACAATATCCTGGATTTGATGGTGAAGGATCAGATACAAAAATTAACACACAAGAGCGAAATGGTGAAACTGTTCCTGTAGAGGTAGAGTTTACTAGTGCTGACGGTAATGATGCACATTACAGATTTATGTTAGCAGATGTTATTAACCAGCAACTTAAAGCAATTAAATTTAAAGGTGCTGAGTTTGATCTAAACATTGTGCCTAGTGATAAAAATTTAAAAGACTTAGCCTACTTTAATAGTGTGTTGGGTGCCTTTGAAGCAAACTTTAGTCCTAAAACTGATGGTACTAGTTTATGGTTCCATATTGGTGATGGCGTAAGTGACAGAACAAAAATTTTAATTAATAGTGATATTGATGGTAGCATTACAGGTGACTGGAAATGGCCACTAGACATTGTTTTAAAGATATTAAGACTTAGTGACACAGGTAATTGTGTAATGAGTATTAATGATCAAGGTCTATTGCAAATTATTGTAGACAGTGGATTAGCAAAATACACATACTTATTACCAGCGAGAAGTTAAACTATGTATGATTTAGGAAAAACGCAAAAAGACTACGCATTATATTTGCCTGCTATTAGTAGTTTTTATGTGAAGCAATTAGAAAAGATTGCTAAAGATGGTGGCAGGGTACCTGAAGGCTTTGAACTAGGCCATGAAGGTATGGATTTCCTAAAAGACAAAGATACTTACTATCATTATCCTTGGGGATTATATTCAGCCGGTCATGCTCAGTTAGATCTAACAAAGTTAGATGGTGAGCCAATGATTACTGACAGAGACAGAAATAAAACAATGATACTAGGAGACTCAGGTGGTTTCCAGATTGCTACAGGTGTTATTAAAATGGATTGGGCTAATGCTATTAATCCAGATGACCCTGCAAGGATAGAGCTAGTAGACAAAATACTTAAATGGGAAGAAGAACAATGTGATTGGGCAATGACACTTGATGTACCTCCTTTTGCCGCCTTCCCTCCTTTTAACAAGAAAACAGGACTAGAAACATTTGAGCAAACTATGACAATTAGTTTGTATAACTTAGACTACTATATGAAGAACAGAACACCAGGTAAGTGTAAGTTCTTAAATGTAATGAGTGGAGTTGATCAACCTACTTGTGATGAGTGGTATGAGAATGTTAAAAACTTTAGTGATCCTAAGTTTTGCCAAGAAGCATATGGTAACAGTGAACTTGCATTAGAAGGATATGCATTTGCTGATTTACAAAAACGTAATATGAGAATGGCACTAAGACGTATCTTAAAACTTAGAGAAGATGGTCTACTTAAAGATAAAGGTTGGATACACTTCCTGGGTACAGGTAAATTAGACTGGGCATGTTACTTAACTAGCATACAAAGAATGTTGAGGAAACATGATAGTCCAGAAATATGTTTAAGCATGGATGCCGCAAGTCCGTTTGTTAATAGTGCATATGGTTCTACATATACACATAACAGTTTCCATCCTAAAAAGTTTAGTTACTTGATGGACAGAGCTATAGACAATCAGGCACTTAAAGGTTCTGATATGCCTATGCCTTTTGCACACTCTCCTATTATGAGCAGACTAACTGCTGGAGATATTTGTGCAATGGCAGAAGGAGACTTAGATAAAAACGGTAAGCCTAAAGGTCCAGACAGTACAAGTTGGGACACACAAAGTTACTTATATTATATGGGACATAGTGTATACAATCATATTACTGCGGTACAAGAAGCAAACAGATTAGCAGATGTAGAAAAGTACAGAACTAATGTACACTACAGTGATTTTATTAAAGACAAATCAAGTGGTAAGAGTAACGAGTTTAGTCCTTATGTTCCTGCAAAAGCATTATACTTTGATAGTTTCTGTCAGGAAGTATTAGACCCTAAACTATCTATTGATGAAGCATATGACTTAATTGAGAAAAATATTAAGTTGTTAGATGAGTTAAGTTTTGGTGCTAAAACTAATGCAGGATTTGGAGCATTTTTTGAAGAGGAAGAGTTTGATATGGACGATGATGTTGGCGCAAAAACACATGACATCATGTCAGGAGATTTTGAGGCATAGTAAATGAAGGATAAACCTAATTTTAATGACGTAAAATTTTTTGTTGGCGAAGAAGTTGAGCATACCGTTGCACAAGGAGAAACTACCTTATTTGTGGCAGGTTGGCAACCAGTAGAAGAAATTTTAAGTAGAGCATTAAATGAAACATGTACTCACATACATTTGTGTTACTTTGATCCAGACAGGTTTGATCAATGGAAACTTTGGGAAGAGCTATTATTACATTTATGCGATAACGGTGTTAAAGTAACATTAGAGTTTGAAGTTAAGTATTGTGAAGATATATTTAAAATGGGTTTGCATGATTATAGCAATTTTATACCTGTTATTACCGCTGTTTTACCTAATTCGTCTAAATACAATTTCAATACAGCATTTAAGATTGCTGATAAAGGATTTGACCAAACTAATGAAGGTACTTGGTCAATGCAATTACAAGATGTATTAGACAAGGAGCATTTTATTCCTTGGTCTAAATACTCTGATGGAGGCGATAAGCCAGTAGAGTAAAATGAAGTTTGATATAAAAACAACAGACGATGATGGAATAGTTACTTCGATATCATTTGATAGTGATTTTGAGTATGAAGAAGATTATAGAGATTTATTTGTATTAGTATTTAAATTACTAATTAAAAATGGTGTAGATGTACCAGAAGAACTGGTTGAAGAACTGGATAAACTGTAAATAAGGTATGAAGAAGGCAGATTTCTTATTGACAAACAAGTACAAGGTGTTACAATAATACTATGAAAGAAGTAAAAGAACCAACTAAAATGCCTGCAGGACTACATATTGAAAGTGGTTGGGCGGATGAAGAACGTAAAAAACAAACAGAAGATTTTAATGATTGGGTCAAGGGCCAATTAGGATTTGGGTCATAATGGCAATATCAGATGAAATGAGAGAACAACTTGAACAGGTTGTTCAGTATGGTGATCAAATAAAAGCAATGTTCAAAGAACAAGATGACGTTGACTATGAGATTGGTGACTACGATGAACCTATCACACAACTGTTAGGTCATATGAATGAAGTAATGGAAACAATTGACGGAGGTTGGTAGTGAGAAGTATATGGGTAACATTTAGTAAAGAAGGCATACATTTTTATCCTGGAGCAGATACAAATCCTGCTACAGCAACAGGTGATGAGTATGACGTAAGTTTTTTAGGGTATAAACACAGACACATATTCCACTTTAAAGTGTGGATTGAAGTGTTTCATGATGACAGAGACATTGAGTTTATACAGTTTAAAAGATGGCTTGAGAGTTTATACAACGAAGATGTTGTACAACTTAATAACAAGTCATGCGAGATGATCGCAGACAATTTGGCGGCAGAGATACAATCAAGATATCCAGGTCGTTATGTAAAAATTTCGGTAGCCGAGGACAATGAGAACGGTTGCGAAATGGACTATCCAGTAAACAATTAAGGAGATATACATGGAAACACATTTACAGTTAAAGGTAGCATTTGAAACATATTTGGCAGAACATGAAAAGTTTGAAGTCAATGGTGTTAAGGCTAGTTCAACAAGAGCTAGGAAGGCACTTATGGAATTTACCAAACTTGCTAAAACAAGAAGAACAGAGATTCAAGATAAAAGAAACTCAATGTAATGACAGAACAAAACGACAAAAGTAATACTGCAAGTAAGCCTAATATAATTAGCAAAGAAGAAGCAGACAAAAAGAGAGACTTTGCACAAAGTCTTGACGATGAAATTACTGATGTTGTTGATTATGGAGACTTAGGAGATGAGTAAATTAATATATGTGCCATTAGAGCATATTGAAGGTAGATATACAATACATATGGATATTGCTATTGAGGAATATCTCAATCGTGAAAACATTGAGTATTTAAAAATTATGCCTACATATGATACTCCTCCGTTGCCTGAAGGACAGTTTTTAAACTCCGCTTTTACTAGCAAGTTTAAGGCTTTACAAATGGCTGAAATATCTGATTTAATAGAAAGAGGTGTTATAGAAGATGGCGACACCTTATTCTTTAGTGATATTTGGTTTCCAGGAATCGAAAGTATTGCTTACATGAAATATTTTAATAAAATGGATAACCTTAAAATTACAGGCATGATACATGCAGGTAGTTTTACTGATACAGATTTTGTTAGAGATATGGAACGTTGGGCAAATAAATTTGAAGATATTATTTTCGACATCAGTGACACAATTTTTTGTGCAAGTAACTTTATTAAAAATGATATTATCAAGAAAAGAGTTGTAGATCCTAATAAGTTAGTTGTATCAGGGTTGCCTGTAGACTATACAGGATTAGATCCGCACAAAGGACAAACTAAGAAAAATATTGTAATCTTTAATGGCAGGATTTGTGATGAAAAGCAACCTTGGTTATTTAAAGAACTAGGCAAACAAGTAAACGATATGGTAGAAGAGGATGTCCAATTTTTAAGAACACAGGATATGAATTTGAGTAAGGAAGAGTATTACAGTCTGCTAGGAAAAAGTAAAGCAGTAGTAAGTTATGCCTTACAAGAAAACTTTGGCTTTGGTGTTGCAGAAGCCGTATACTTAGGTTGTACACCAGTACTGCCTAACAGGTTAGTATATCCTGAGCTATATCCTAATATTAAACTATTTGATAGATTTGATGAGAGTGTGGATATGGTTGTTGATGCTATCAACAATTACCAAGAGCAACAAATAGTTCTAGATACAGATCAAGTTATGGAAACTTGGTTTAATTTAGACAGTAAACCGGGTGAGAGAAATGAGTAGTAATGAAGATAAAACTATACTTGTAACAGGAGGCAGTGGATTTATAGGTAGTGTTACCTGTAAGTTACTTGTTGATTCTGGTTACAATGTTATTAATGTAGATAGAGTTAAACGTTCAATTGAAGGTGTAACTCAGTATCCTTTTGATATTAACAATTCTCAAATTAAAGGCGTCATTGAAATGACGAAGCCCGATGCAATTATTCATTTAGCCGCACTACATAGTGTGCCTAAAAGTATTACAGAAGCAAAACAATACTATGTAAACAATGTTGAAAACTCAATTAAGTTGTTAGACCATGCAATTGATGGTGGTGTTAAGCACATAGTATTCAGTAGTTCAAGTTCAGTTTATGGTGACTCAGACAACTTATTGAACTCAGAAATAGATTCTATTAGTCCTAAAACACCTTATGGTAGAACTAAGGCAATGGTAGAAACTATTTTAGAAGACTTATCAGCAGTACATGACTTTACTTTTAATAGTTTAAGATATTTTTGTGCCGCAGGTAGTTACGAAGGCTTTGGATATCAATTAGATCCAAAAGAACACATAATGCCTATCTTAGTAGATAAGGCACTTAATGGAGGTCAGTTTATTGTAAACGGAGACGATTACGACACAATAGACGGAACCTGTATTAGGGATTATACTCATGTACTAGATATAGCAACGGCTCATTTAGCGTCACTTAACTATCTGTTTGATGGTGGTGAGAGTGGTATTTTTAATATCGGAGCAGGCTCACCTAAAAGTATAAAACAAGTCATAGCAGAAGTAGAAGCACAAACTGGCAATACAGTTGATGTGGAATACGGTCCTAAAAGAGAAGGCGATGCGGCAAAAACAGATGCAAATATTTCCAAAGCAATGGATTTATTTGGATGGGAACCTATTAACTCTTTAGAGGACATTGTAAGGACAGAAATTGAGTATCAAACATCCAAGAAAAAATAACTTGACTTAATACTCTTTTCTGCTATAATAACATTATGGCAAAACTATACTATTCTAACACAGATCTTGAAAAAGATTTAAGCGAAATAACAAGACAAATCCATGTAAGTGGCTTTAAACCTGATGTAGTAATTGGGCCTGGCAGAGGAGCCTATGTAATGGGCGTAATGCTAAGTCACTACTTTGAAGTTCCTTTCCATGGCTTTGAATGGCAAACTAGAGATCATGAAATGATCAAGGAATCCACTAGGTTGGAGACAATTTTGTCTAAATACAGTAGTGATGATATTTTACTTGTTGATGACATAAATGATTCAGGGCATACTTTAAATGGTATTAAAGGTGTAGTTGACTTATGGGACTCACAAGAAAATAATAACCTATTGGCATTGCATGAAGGCATAAAGTATGCTACACTATTTGATAAAGAGAGTAGTGCATTTGAGCATGTAAGTTTTACAGGTAATGTAGTTACTCCAGAAGAAGAAAAATGGATTGTATTTCCTTATGAGGAGTGGTGGAAGTGAGTACGGTACAAAGTCTAACAAATCATTTAAACCATTTGGAAGACATACACCGAGAACTAGATAAGAAAATTACAAGGCATTGGGAACATCATGATAGTGATGACAAGGTAAGGCAAGAGAAGTATGAAAAACTATCTCTTAAAAGAGAAATAGAAGAGTTAAAAAATAAAATTAAGGAAATGGAAGATGAAAGTTAGTGAAAAAATAACTAAAAGAATTAAAGAAGCAGGTCATAAGTATTGGGCTAGTGATAATGTTTCTGAGTTTATGGATGAAGGTGATGATCAACAGTTGATTGAAGAACTTATTCCGCATTTTGAAGGTATTTTAGACACACTAATTATTGATAGGTTTAATGATCCCAACAGTCAAGGTACTGCTAGACGTCTTGCTAAGATGTATATTAATGAGCTTATGTGGGGCAGATACAATAACATGCCTAATGCTACAGCATTTCCTAATGATATAGAAGAAGGTTATAAAGGCATGTTGGTTGTGAGAAGTGAAATACTAAGTATGTGTTCGCACCATCATCAGCCAGTTAAAGGTACTGCATACATAGGTATTATTGCAGGAGAAACTCTTATAGGGCTTTCTAAGTATACTAGAATTGCACAATGGTGTGCTAGACGTGGTACATTACAAGAAGAACTTGCAAATGATATTGCTAGAGAAATTAAAAAAGCAACAGGTAGTGTAAATTTAGGTGTATACATACAAGCAACACATGGTTGCGTAGAGAACAGAGGTGTATTAGCACATAGCAGTTTAACACAAACAACTGTTTTAGAAGGTAGATTTATGGAAGATCAAAGTACTAAGAAAGAGTTTTTTGATAATATTAAACTACAGCAACAACATTCTTGTGGTACATAAATAATGATTGATACTCGTAACGGCCATTTAGTTGTAGGTAAAGTTGCTGTTCCTGTAAGGGAAGTAACTGCTTCTGTCTGTGATAGAATGAGTATGGAATGGATATGTAATAGGTATCCCCTTACCAAACACGAAGTAATTGAGTGTATAGATTGCGTAGCAGACTTAGATAATGTAGATGCTGGTGTACATTTATCACTTACAAACGGTAGTAGTGATATAGGACAACTTACTATAGAAACAAGCATGATGTCAGATACATTTTTCCTTAAAACAATACAGTATGGAAAAGTATTTTTACAAAATGAAGATGACTTCAACATTTTATATGACAAAGGTTTTAGAATGTGTGCTATTGAATCATTTGAAGATGACTTAAATGGTAGTGTAGGATATGAGAGTAGTGACTTGCATTGTATTGTATATGATGCTATAATGGATATTGTAGATGGAGAATTTGATAAACAGGAATTTGTAAATTTTCTTAAGGAAGAGGATGAAATCAACTGATTTAAAATATAGCGAAACATTTTACTCAGCACAAGGTGAGGGCCAGTATGTTGGCATTCCTAGTTTGTGGATGAGGTTTTTCCTGTGTAATTTACAATGTAATGGGTTTGGGCAGACAGATCCTACAGACCCTAGTACATATGAATTACCATATGAAACAATAGACATTACACATATAGACAATGTATTTGACTTGCCTGTATTTGAAAAAGGTTGTGATAGCAGTTATACTTGGAGTAAAAAGTATAAGCACTTAATTACAGATAAGACGGTGGAGGAGGCAGTAGACGAACTTACAGCTCTTCTGCCGCACTCCCAATTTGTACATCCAGCAACTGGACAAGCATCACATATGGTGTTTACAGGTGGCGAGCCAATGCTTAAAAATACACAACCTGGTATGATAAACATTGTTGAAGAGTTTAAACGCAGAAAGAATCAGCCTATGAATGTTACTGTAGAAACAAATGGTACTAAGCCTATAACAGATGAGTTTGCTGAATGGATACAACGTGAATATTCTAATTGGGCAGACGGTAGAGAATGGTACTGGAGTTTAAGTCCTAAATTATGGGCAACTGCTGGTGAAAAGAGTAAGAAAGCAATCAAGCCAGAAGTAATTGGTAGATATGCAGAAGTAAGTCCACATGGACAACTTAAATTTGTAGTTAATGGCACAGATGAGAGTTGGAAAGAAGTTGAAGAGAACACAAAATTATTTAGAGATGCCGGCTGTAACTTCCCTGTATGGATTATGGGAGTTGGCGGCACCTTTGAAGGATTAGTACAAACTGAAGCCACTATAGCCGATGAGGCAATACAACGTGGCTATAGATATACAAGCAGAGTCCATGTACATATATATGGTAATGCTATAGGAAAATAATATGAACGAACACGATAAAAACTTTTTAATTAATATGAGCCCTTTTTTAATAGTGGCACTTGTAATGTTCTTTATAATGGTAGCATTTGAAACAAAAGCAGATGAAGAAATTGTAGGACATACATTTGATGGACACGCAATTTATAAATCAGATACTAAAATAGATGGAATTAGAGTAAATGATATTAGAGGAAGTTCTTATAATAAAGAAAATAATACATTGACTTTAAGGTTAAAGAAAAAAACTGTAGAAGTACATTTTTATAATAATTGTTTTGAACTGGCATTTGCAAATAATTTAGGATTTAAAAGTTTTGGATCTTTAAGCAAATATACAGTCACATTAAGAAGAGGAGATGCTTTTATACCAATTAGTTTTGGTAGAGCAGGTATGCCTTGTACAATAAAAGCAATTTACGAGATCATTGAGGAGGAAAAAAATGACGAAGAAAACTAAATTACCTTTTAGTATGATGCCTGCTAGTTGGGGTCTTAAGGGTAAGACTCGTGCAATAGCAGAAGCAGAATATTATTATGAAGGTAACGAGCTAGAAGAAGTATTAGCAACTTTAAATGCTGATAGCGATACAGATAAAGAAATTGCTAAACTAGATGTACAACTTAAAAATGGTGATATTGGAAAATATGAACATGAAAAAGCAGTTGCTGAAATTAAAAAGGAACCATATATTAATGTTCTTAAATTAGATGTCAATCCTGAAAATGCAAAAGCAGGGTATATGGAACTTGATTGGAATGATCACTTTGTTGCATTTTTACATGAGAATGGATATACTGCTGAAAATGATGAAGCAGTTGTGAACAAATGGTTTAATGATGTATGCAGAACAGTTTTAGTACAAGAAATACAAGATCAAGATTACGGTCTACAAGAACAAGGAGGAACTGATGTCATCAGAACAGATGGAGACACAGGCGAAGACGAAATTAGCGATCCTAGTTAAGTCAATAGAGCCAATAGTTGAATCTCAATTAGCAGAGTTTACACCTGCAGAGATAGAATATATATTGGCTAACTTCCGTAAACATTTAAAATACGATTTAACAAGAGATTTTGAAAAAAATAGAGAAAAACACTTGAAAGAATCGCCTTTTGATGCTATAATAAATGACGACTTAGGATTAAATAATGGATAAAAAGACATACATATTGGTAGATAGTTTAAACATGTTCTTCCGTGCCAAACATGTTGGCGGTGGAAGAGATATTGACATGCGAGTTGGTATGGCAATGCATATTATGTTTAACAGTATTAAAAAAGTTTGGAAAGACTTTGATGGTGATCATGTTGTTATGTGTTTAGAAGGTCGTTCATGGCGTAAGGACTTTTATACGCCTTACAAAGCAAACAGAAAAGTTACAATGGATAAAAGAAGTGTCAGAGAACAAGAAGATGACGAATTGTTTTTTGAGTCTTACAATGACATGGTAGAGTTTTTAGATAAACGTACAAATTGTAGTGTAATACAACAGCCTAATGCAGAAGCAGATGACTTAATTGCTACATGGATACAACAACATCCTGAAGACAACCATGTTATAATTAGTACAGATAGTGACTTTTATCAGCTCTTAGCACCTAATGTCACGCAGTATAACGGCACAACAGACCAAATAGTTAGTCTTGAAGGGTTTAAAAATGCAAAGACAGGCGAATGGGTTGTAGATAAAAAGACTAATGAAGTAAAAACTCCGGTTATTCCTGAATGGGTATTGTTTGAAAAGTGTGTTAGAGGAGACAGCAGTGATAATGTGTTTAGTGCATATCCTGGTGCTAGACTAAAAGGTACTAAAAACAAGACAGGAATTACAGAAGCATATGAAGATAGACACACAGGCGGTTATAATTATAACAACTTTATGCTACAACGTTGGGTAGATCATGAGGAAGAAGAACATAGAGTTAAAGATGATTTTGAACGCAATAAGATTTTAATAGACTTAACTATGCAACCTGACGAAGTTAAAGCAGAGTGCAAAGCAAGAATAGATGAAGCAAAAGAACAAGAACCTAAACAACAAGTTGGGATATATTTTATGAAGTTCTGTGCTAAATGGAACTTAGAACGTATGAGCCAAAATCCAGGAGACTATGCGGAGTTTATGAATGGCAAAGCCTGATCCTGTAGAAGAAGCAATGAAAAGAATTTGTTTAGATTGGCCTAAAAAGCCGTATTGGATATATACTAGTCCAGATCAGGACAAAGTATATAGGCAAATGAGAACAGATGTTTGTCCTGAATTATTTAAAAATGATAAAGGAGAACCTAATAAACAACTTTATTCCATAGGTGGAGTTGTAGTTGGTAAAGATGAAGACTATGGAAACAAGGAGAATAAAGCATGGTAAAAGATAAAGGAAAAAAAGCATCGCTACAGCAAATATCAGATGTAGCATGGCTTGTACGACAAGGAAAAAATAAATTAGGCATACTTAATAAAGATGTGCAAAATCATTTTTTCTATATTAATGGTTCTAAAGGTATTTCTTTAGATAACGAAGAAGAAGTAGAACAGTTTTTTGGTAATGCAGATATCTTTAATGAGCAGATTACTGACTCAATGACAGAGCCTGAAGCATTTTATATCAAAGGGCACCTTGTAGATTATGAAACTCCTTATCCTTTAGATCCAGGTGAGCCTAACTATGACCCTGATGTTCCTTTATACACTAAAACTCCTGACAGCGACATATATTATGCGGCAGGTTGGTATTGCATAAACTTTGATAAATGTTGGAAACATGGACATGGTCCTAAATACAGTACTCTAATTAAATACGGATTTAGAGGTCCCTATAAAACTGAGGACGAGTGTAAAGTTATTCTTAAAAAGATTAACAAAGAAAGGAAGTTAGATGAACGAACTGGAAAAACTGAAGTTACATCTTAAAAACCTAAAGGAAAGCGGTAATCAGGAATTTACAATTAACGTAAAGTACCTGTCAGATATATTAAATCAACTTCCTGAACAATCTAATAACTCTGCGCCTATTAATATAGATTTTGATGGTGGCAAGTTTGAAAGTAAGTGACGATTTCCAATTACCCGATGATTGTGGATACAATAAAATATTTAGACATAACTGGATAACTCCAGTATATGGACTCTCCATGGGGCATATACCTGTTATACATAATATATGTAGAGCAAAGTGGGGTTGGCATTTTAAGCCACATAAGGATATGAATTATCATTCAGATCAGTGGTATGAGAAACAAAATATGGTTTTATCATTTGAGAGCCAGATAGACCTTATTATAGTAAAGTTGTCAATCGATATACATAAATAAAAGCATGAAAACAGGTACAATTAATTTTTGGAACAGCAGGAAAAACTACGGTGTAATAAGTGCTGGTAAATCAAACGTCTATTTAAAAAGACATCACATTACAAGTCCAACTCCTCCTTCAGTACTTAGTGCTGGAATGGAAGTTGAGTTCGATACAGAAGTTAATGGTATGGAGATAAAATCAACATGTGATTTAACACCTAGGATAAAAATATAATAATGAAAGTAGAAATATATAGCAAACCACAATGTCCGTTCTGTGTACAAGCAAAAGCACTAGCAGAAAGAGAAGGACACGAACTAACATACAAAATGTTAGATGAAGATTTTGATAGAGAAGCATTAATGGAAACATTTCCAGGTGCTAGAACATTCCCTCAAATAATTGTTGACGGTGAAAAAATTGGTGGATTTACAGAATTTAAGGCATTAGTCGAAGCAAGTAAATAATGAAAGAATTAGGAATGGTATTAGGAGGCTGTCTAGTGATAGCCTTATTTTTTGGATTAAAAATCTATCCCTCTTTGGAATACACAGGCGGTAAAAGTAACAGCTCTTGCACTGGTGAGTGTTATGTAGAGTATGTAAAGCAATATGGCACACCTGCTGAGATAGAGCAACGTAAAAGAGCATTAGCAATGGGAGATCCATTTAGCGATATCAGAAGTTTATGGAGTGGCTGTGCCGCATGCCATGGCGCAGACGGCGGAGGAGGCGTAGGACCTAAACTTGCTGGACAAACAGCAGATTATATTACTGATAGACTTTACACCTATAAAGATAAAGGTACTGTAGGAGCTCAAAGTGCCTTAATGTGGGGACAAGCCGCAATGCTTTCAGACAAAGAAATCACTCAGATTGGTGAGTTTATTAAAGAAGGTCTTCCCGGCAAATAACAGTATTAACAACTGTTTTAATCTCATAAAAAGATAAATATGTGTATAGGAGAATACACATATGAGTAGACCAAAGCCAACAATATTACTAGAAGCAGTAAACAAGCAAACATATAAAGCAGAACAAATACTTTCTGCAGATGCCATTTTTAGTGTTTTTTATGATGGTAAACCAATTAACTTGAGAACCTTACACACACTTTTATCCTATCCAGGGCCTAAATACAAGAAAGTATCATTTAGTAATAGTGGACATGCCTTCAACTTAGCAGAGCGATTAAATAAAACTTTTACAACAGACTTATTTACAGTAGTCATGCTTACCGAAGGTAAAGTGGTTACTGAAGATGACGTCAAGTAATAAACACATACAATACCAAATTTTAGATAAAATTATATCTTTTATCGAAGAAGGTTTATTGGAAAGCAAATCCAGGCGACCTGGATATAATAAAATGAATAAGTTTTATGAGCAGTTCTTAGAAGACAGCAGGATACAACTAGCATATAAAATCTTTAATAACTTCAGAATAGATAATGGTGTTCCTAAAGGCATTCGCTTAACATACTTAGGAAATGAATTACTTAAAAGACAATTTACAGCATATGATTATAGTCATAGTGTTGAGCCTACTCCTAAAATGTATTTGGTATTAGACTCTCAAATGAAGTGGCCTTATTACTTTACTAAGAAAAAGATGGTATTTTACGACCAAGAAGATTCTGCATGGTTTAAACTTAATGGATCAGATATTTCGGCCTTTATTGATGTAATATAGGCTTGACAATATTTTACTTTAGTGTATAATAGTTGCATGTTCAGTAATAATACTGGACTCAAATAAGTAAATAATAGGAGAGTCATATGACAACTACTACTAAAGAAGCCAAAGTGCTATCAGCACTTCAATCAGGCAGAACTTTAAGTTCAGCCCAACTAAGAGCTCAATTCGGAGCAGGTAATCCACAAGCAGTGATTCAAGCACTAAGATTCAAAGGATACTCAATCTATTTGAATGTTGTGACTGACACAAAAGGAAGAAGCAGAAACGTTTATCGTTTAGGTACTCCTTCAAGAGCAATTATTGCCGCAGGTTACAAAGCAATGGCTAACGGTACTGTCTAATCTAGATAATACTTTAATTAAAAGGGTACTTTTTAGTACCCTTTTTTTTGGCTTGACAAATCTGATATTTTTGTTATAATTGTTTCATATATTTAAAAGGAGTAATATATGAACAGTATTATGGATGCAGGAGAATATAAATTTAATTATGACAGTTCTATGTCATATGATAGTAATTTTTCATTGTGGTCACAAATGAACACAGAGGAAAGATTAGCATACGGTGAGCAACCTTATTCAAGAGAAGAGCAAGAAAAATTATTTTCAAAACTTTTTTCAAATAAGGCTTGACTTAGAGTAATTTTTTGTTATACTATTTGTATAGGTTAAATTAAGGAGTAACTAATATGGAAACATTAAACGTAAGAGCAAAATCAGTAAAGCCAATTATTTTAAGGGCTTTAAAGGTTAACAGGCCAATTTTTATCTGGGGAGCACCTGGAATTGGTAAATCAGAATTAGTGCAAGGACTAGTTGACGAAGGTGAACTAGGAAATGCATTAATGATTGATATGAGGTTGGCATTATTAGAGCCAACAGATCTAAGAGGATATCCTTTTAGAAACCCTGAAAACAATCAAATGGAATGGAGCCCGCCAAGTGACTTGCCTAGTCAAGATCTTGCCGCTTCATATGACAATGTGGTATTGTTTTTGGACGAACTTAATTCAGCACCTCCTAGTGTACAGGCGGCGGCTTATCAATTAGTTCTTAACAGACGTATTGGACAATACATACTGCCTGACAATGTTAAGATTGTAGCCGCAGGTAACCGTGAGACTGACAGAGGTGTTACTTACAGAATGCCAGCACCGTTGGCTAACAGGTTCAGGCATGTTAATATGGAAGTAAACTTTGAAGACTGGTCACAATGGGCTATGAAAAATACAGTACATCCTGATGTAATAGGTTACCTAAGTTTTTCTAAAGGCGACTTGTTTGACTTTGATCCTAAAAGTAGCTCACAATCATTTGCAACACCAAGAAGTTGGACTTTTGTAAGTGAAATGTTGGCGGCAGATGGCTTCGATAGTGCTGATGGCTTTGAACAAAAAGCCGAGATAGCAGGTGCTATTGGTGAAGGAATGGCAATCAAGTTTGTAGAACACAGAAGGATTGCTTCTAAACTTCCTAACCCTGATCAAATTATAGGCGGAGAAGTAAAGAACTTAGACAATAAGTTGTCTAAAGAGATTTCAGCCAAGTATTCACTTGTAGTTGGACTTGCATATGAACTAAACGAAATGTTTAAGGATGCTGGTATTGACGACAAGTTCAGAAAGGCACTCAATAATGTTGTTAGATTTAGTTATGACAACTTTGAGCCTGAAATGGTTGTGTTCTTATTTAAGACAATTATGAAGGACTATCAGATTAGATTCAATGTAAGAACTGATCTTGATAAAGAACTTCACAAAACTTTTAGTGAGAGGTACACAAAGTATATCGCCTAAGGGAGAGGCAAATTTCAAAAACTAGAGACCTACCTATGTTACTCCCTACCTAAGAATCTCTAGTTTCATCCCCCAGGCAACTGGGGGATTTTTTATTGAACCGTGTAGTAGAGTGCCTGAAAACAGTAGGGCCAGATGTTACTACAATAAGGCAATAGCCTAGTTGAATGATCCGTTAGTATAGTATGTCCTAGAAAGCGGATTTTCCTATTAATGAGGACAATAAATATTAGTATGAAGAAGATTTGGTTTTTTGGAGATAGTTGGTGTTGTAGTGCAGAACCAGGAACATGGGTTGACGAGTTGGCAATACGAACAAACTCGCATATTGCTCATTTGGGATTTGCTGGTAAATCACTTCATACAACTATGCAGGACTTTGTTGATAACATACAATTTATTCAGAGCGATGATATTGTAGTTTTTGTTTACACTTCTGTTTTTAGGTGGAGGTTCCAAAATAATTGTTTTAGACAAGGCGTATCAACTCGCGAGGACCAAAATCAAGCACATCAAAATATTACAAAAGAGCAATTTGATGCTTATAACAGATACTTGTTATACCTTAGCGACCCACAAGAAGAAGAGCTTAGGGCGGCTTCTTACATAAGTTATATGTATAATTACCCACTTCCCTGTAAAACAATACATTTACCTGCCTTTGGAGATTTTCCTATAGACTATATCCCAGGTTTTAAGACTTTAGAAAACATTGACGCCTCTAATACAGGGAATTTTACTAGTCTTATATGGCAGTTTGAGAAAGATAATAACTTAACATCAGGAGCAACAAGTAGTTCAATAGACAATCATATGGGAGAGCCCGGCACACCAACAGATGCAGTACCCTATATACTAAAAAATATAGAACATTTACTTGACAAATAATACTTTTTTGCTATAATAGTTGTATAGTTAAATTAAGGAGTAACTAATGTCAGATACAAAACAAGCAAAAGCAGAACAGCCTAAAGATAGAGTTGCAGAAGCACTTTATGAAATACCTGAAACTTCGCTTACATCTACAGAAATAGAAGATAAACTTATTAAAGCAAGGATTGAAATGCTTATTTCAGCACCCTTCTTTGGTAACTTAGCAACTAGACTTAGATTTAAAGATGCAACAGAATGGTGCCCTACTCTTGCTACTGACGGCAGATACTTTTACTATAACAGGAACTTTGTTGCCGCAATGAGCGACGCTGAAATTGTATTTGGAATTGGACACGAAGTATTACATTGTGTTTACGATCATTTTGACGTTAATAGACGTGGCGACAGAGACCCACGTTTATGGAATATTGCTAATGACTATGTTATTAATGCAGACTTAATTGATGCTAAGATAGGTGAAGAGATTAAGTTAGTTAAAATTTGTTTTGATTGGAAATACAGAGGTATGGTATCAGAAGAAATTTATGATGATTTGTTTCAACAAGCAAAAGAAGAAGGCAGAGTTATTGATGTTGATTCTTTCGATGTTCACTTAGACAGAGATGACGGTGACGATGACGGAGCAACTGGAGAAGGCGGAGAAGCCAACTCTGAAGGTGGCGACAAAGACGGTCCTGCAAAATATACTGCTGAAGAGAAAGAAAAGATATCACAAGAGTTTAAAAATGCCACAATGCAGGCGGCCAAGGCCGCAGGTGCTGGTAACTTACCTGGTGGTGTCAAAAGAGCATTAGATCATTTACTTAATCCTCAGTTAGATTGGAGGCAGTTAATTGCTATGCAAATCCAAAGTGTTGTCAGAAGTGACTACACATATCAAACGCCAAGCCGTAAAGGACTTAATGAAGGATTTTACTTGCCTGGAATGGACAGAGAAACAACTATAGACGTTGCAATATCCATGGACGTATCAGGATCTATATATGATACAATGTTACGTGACTTCTTGTCAGAAGTTAAGGGTATTATGGATCAGTACACAGACTTTAGAATACATTTATTCTGCTTTGATACTGAAGTACATAATCCTGTTACATTTACACCACATAACATGGAAGAGTTTTTGGAGTATGATATCCAAGGTGGTGGCGGTACTGAGTTTGATTGTGTATTTGATTACATGAAAGAAGCAGGTATTGTTCCTAAGAAACATATTATGTTTACAGATGGTTATCCATGGGGAAGTTGGGGCGACGAAAACTATTGTGATACTTTGTTTATTGTACATGGTTCAGGTTACGGAGGCAAGAGTCCTGTAGCACCTTTTGGTATTACAGTTCCTTATACTAGAGAAGATGATTAGTTACACATCAGTTCTCACTAGAGAAGATTGGAAAAACTTGCACGGTAACGAAATTTTTATTACTATGTTGCGTAATAAAGTAAAGGTAGAAATAGAAAAAGATAAAAAAGTTGCTAGTAATTCAGATGATTACAGGAAGCCTAGTAACGAATCTTTGCTAGGTATAGTACTTGATTATATCAAAACAATACCCGAGGATCTTGTTTATTATGATATAGAAGATGTATTTGGACATAAGACTGTATATGTATATTTTGCAAATCCTATAGACAAGGAAAACTTTTATCATTACTATAATATGCAATCAGGTATAGAAGAAATAAGAAAATAGACCATTTTTTTAAACTATGAATTAAATATAGTGTTAAATAGTGGTATAGAAAAATTAATTTTATTTGGAGAAATAAATGGCTAACAGCAAAAAAACAGAAGCAGAAGCAGTAAACGAAGAAGTTGCTACTGCAGAAACAGAAGCACCAGCAGAAGGTTCAACACCTGAAAGCATCGGGTTACAAGATCTACAACTTTTAGCACAAATAGTAGACCTTGCTTCACAAAGAGGCGCCTTTAGAGGTAATGAAATGACACAGGTTGGAACAGTTTTTGATAAACTAACTACGTTCTTAAACTTTGTGGCAGAACAAAATGCGGCTAATGAAGAAGCGGAAGCAGACTCAGAAGCAGAAGCACCAGCAGAGGCTCCAACAGGAGAATAAAATGGCAGTATTAAAACATGTCGGCAAATATGGTGAAAAACCATGTGTAGTAGTTTTTAGAGAAGTACCTAACGAAACTGAAAACTGTTTAATTGTTGAAACAACTTCATTAGATGATCAAAAGCATGACGATTTAATGAATATTGTGCAAAGTTTAGAAGCTCAGGAATCAAATGAGATTTCAGAAGTACTAAGCAGAAGACAATTTTCAGATGGTAGTAATGTATTAAATGATTTGCATTTTACTAAAAAACTTATTAAAGTTGCTAGTAATTTGGTATTTTTAACACCTACACCTACTGATAAAATTGCACTATCAGAAGTCAACAGGGAAATACAAAAAATTGATACAGGTTCTAACCCACCGTTGAATACAGAAGTAAATCCTGATGTTGTTATGCAAGAGCAACAAGCAGTTACTTCAGACAGCGGAATGGCAGAAGGATTATTGCAACAAGCAGAACTTATTGAAGGTGATGCAAAAGCAATGATGGAAGATGCGGCGGCTAAAAAGGCTAAAGCATATGAACTAGACCCTAGCCTAGCACCTAAAAAAGGGCCAGGCAGACCACCTAAGCAGTCGTAGTGTCACAAGGTCCTGCCCGAATTATAGTACTCGGGAGATCTAAAAATAGATCCAAAAAGATCAACAATTTCCTGAGTGAGATATTTACTCAGGAGATTCCTGCTGAGTTTGTTAGTACTGTTACATTAAGATATGATAACGGTACTGAATCACAAATAAAAAACATAGAAAATGATATAATTATTGAGGATCTTAACTGGATACTTAAAAAAACTGATGTAGACAGAGTTGTAGAAGAGATAGAAATAATTGTTGAATTAGATGTTATTCAAAATAAAATCACTAGCCAAGCAAACACTTTGCTTAACAAATATTTCACAGACGAGTAGTTGACAAATCATATAAATTTGCTATAATATATAGTAAATGTTAGGAGTAACATATGATTGAGATACTACAAGAAGTCACTGATTGGGGCAAATATAAAGTAAATAATGGTGTATACCACATTAATGGTGCTGGTAAACTTATAGCCTATCAACGTAACAAAGATTCAGAAGTACAAGTATTAAATGTACCTAGTAACCAATTTAGTAAATCGAGACGTAAATTTGTCAAGATAGGCGAACGTGCTGAAGAGTTGGCTAGCCATATTGTTAAAGTAGAAGGTTCTAAAGGTAATGTTTATCTAGTAGATACAGAAAAAATGACTTGTACTTGTCCTGGATTTACATTTAGAGGTACTTGTAAACATATTAAAGAATATCTTTAATTTTAGGAATAGCAATCTCAGTAGCCCACCTTTTATGTGCATTAGCACTTAAATGATGACAATGATTATGGTCAGGATTACCAACAGGGTCTTCCATTGTCTCAAAATCCCAAGCCAAAGCATCAGCAATACCTGTATATAATTGTAAGCTCTTCTCAGGCACAAAATCGTAAGTTAAACCATCAATATAGTATTTGTGTTTTTCTTCATCAGTTAGTTTATAACGTTCTTGTATATTTTGTTTCCAGTTAAACGTATTTGGGCAAAACAGGAAAGGTACATCTGCTCTTTGCATTTGATTTACAGCACTTTCCATCATATAGTATTGTTTGTGTGCCTCTAGATCTGTATCATATAAATTTATATAGAAAGTTTTCATACTTTCCCATTGTGCCTTGTTCATATGAGCAGGTAAATCGTCCCACCAAACACAGGCTTCTTCATATGTTCTAGAGAAGTCATCATATGTAACTAATCCAGTCATACTTTGATGCATTATAGTAGGCTCTATATCTGGATAGCAAGGGTGGTTCCATTCGTTGGTAAAAAACTTATCAACATTATAGTCTGATTGTTTTAAGCCTTTTTCTATTTCGTATAAGTTGCCACGGTGGTTCCAATCAAATCTGTCTGGCGTTGTCCAATTAACAACTATAAAGTCAGGATTTAAATTTTTAATTGCATAGTCTATTTGTAATCTTATATTAAAATTACTTCCGCCTACTCGTGCAATGTTTTGGTATTCCCAGCCAAGTTCATTAGAGATAAAATAGCCATATTCTGTATCAGGATATGTGTAATCTCTACTACTCCAACTGCAACCGCAAACTACTAATTTCATACTAGTATTTACTTAAATATAGATATGGAGAAAATATATATTGGTTATGATCAGCATAACAAATTCACTATGGAAGATAACCTTTCCAGGTGTTTTGGTAATACTGATTACTTTATCTCTACAGATGTTTCGATGATAGAGGGCAAGTATATATACCATTTAATACTGACTGCTATGTTAGACGCAGAGTATGTGTTTGATATAAGCGATAAAGTTGTGCAAGACATACAAAATGACAAGTGTTTCCTGCTCTTTGATTACACTTTTGAGAGTAGAAATAACAGCATACAGCATGAGTATGACATGTATAAAAGCATAATAGACAACACTTTAAGCAAATATAACTTACAAAAACCCTATATATACGTTGATAGTAACCCATATAATAGTCACGATTTAGACTTATACTTTAATAGGTTTATTGTTGAAGTTGGAAGAGCATGTTTACATCCTGTTGCGGAAAATAGTGATGTAATGGTGTTTGAGGCCAAGCAGTCTTTTGCTGAACGAGAATATAAAATTGCAAGTTTTAACAGAAGGCCAGATGAGAACAGAGCAAATTTTGTAAATGCTTTTAAAGATAATCCAGATGTTTTATGCACACTAGGTAAGCCAGATAGTCAAGACATGGACTATTATTATGAACGTTTTCCTAACTTAGTTCCTATGTTACCTATGGAATATGATTTAAGTTTAGACTTAGATGTGCCTAATTTAGTAAGTATAATGGGTTGGGAGTTACAGCAAGTAAGTTATATACAAGTAGTAAATGAAAGTTTGTTCCATTATGATAGTCATCATATGTTTATAAATGAAAAAACACTTAAACCTATCGCCTGTTTACAGCCTTTTATTATAAATGGTATGCCAGGTAGTTTAGCTCATTTACATGAGTTAGGATTTAAAACTTTTAGTGAATGGTGGGACGAAAGTTACGATACCGAAACAGATCAAATAAAACGATCTGATATGATAATAGATATTGTGTCAGACTTAGCAAAATTAGATCACAAAGACTATATAGATATGCTAGGAGGTATGCACCAAACTTTAATACATAACAGAGATCTTTTAGTGTCTTTGCCAAGAAGGCATTCTATTGATTTATATAATCAGATTATCAATACTGGATATTAATTTTTCTGCATAAGCCTTGTGAGCTAGAGGAGATATATGGCTACTAAGTAATCGGCCAGGGTTTTCATCGTAAGTATTATACAATTTACTATCAACTTCTGATAACATACTTGCAACACCGTCAATTTTATTCTTTTCAGGTATCATATCCCATAATGGATGATAACTGTCTTTGAGTATTTTTTGTGGGTCTGTTTCGCCACGTAATGTTTGTAAATCATGTAAAAAATCTAATGTGTTAGGACTCATTAAATACGGAATATTATGTTTTTCTAACTCATGTATTGCACTCTGCATTATAAAAATTTGCTTATGGCACTCTAATGCAGTATCATATAAATTTGTGTAGTAATGTCTTAATGCTTTCCAGTTTTGCTCTGTGCAAGTACTAGGCATTATAGGATATACTTCACATACTTCTTCAAAACTTAACTCTAAGTCTTCGCAAAATAAACTCTGGAATGTACTAAAGGCTATTGTAGGATCTATGTGTTCTCCAGCAGGATGACGCTCATCGTCAGGCGAATGCTCACCTGTTGCATAAGTTACTTGCTTAATTCCTTGTAAAGGATTGTATTCCTTGCCTGCAAAGTTCCATTCTATTCTTGCAGGATTAGTCCAGTTTATAATCATAAAGTCTGGATTAAGATTATCTATAGCATGTTGTATCTGTAATCTTATAACAAAATTACTAGAACTTATAACAGCAGTATTTTGATATTCCCAACTGTAATGATCTGCAACTAATTGTCCAAATTCCACACCAGGACATTTGCGATCTCTACTGCTCCAACTACAGCCACTAACTACTAGATTCATTCCGCGGTTTAATTCCTAAAAAGTTTCTTTTCCTTCTTTTAGACACATAACTGAAAGCATCATCTACAGCAATATAGTAAGGATCTTGTTCCATTGTTGGTGCTTTTAATTGATAAAAAGGTATTTTTTCGTCTCTAAACATTTCCAAAATTGCTTGGTCTATGTTTATACTGTCCTCTAAGTTTTGTGCTCTGCCTGTTTGTTCGAAATTGTCTGGTCGCTCTAACATAAAGTTAATGTTATCATATTTGTCATAACATTCACGAGCTAGTTTATCTATTAAATCGCTATATAAAGGACCGTCATATAGTTCTCTATATATGCCACTTAACATAACAGGAGAATCTGTTATTACATAGTCAACTTTACCGACAAGTCTTAATATCTTTCTGTGTTGGTGTGCTAACATGTATAATTGATCTTTAAGCATGGGTACATTATCTTCCCATACACATTCTTTTGCAAACTCATTATTGAGTTCAACACTATATCCTGCCATATTCATTTTATAATATAGTCCTGCGGCTTTAGTGCTCTTGCCAGAGTTTGGTCCACCATAAAAATTTATAACTTTCATTTACTCACCAATTGTGTATATTTCCTGCTATAATAAAGAAGCATGTAATAAAATTAACACCAACAATAATTGTTCGTATCATTGCAATCTTATCTGCTTCTGCATCTGTTGTTCCTTCTTTCTCGCCTATGGCTTTGGCCCATAGCCTCCATAAGTTTTTCATTTATACCCTATTTGCATGTGTCTTGTGTAACTTGGTGTTTTTAAACTTCCTACGAAATGTGTTTTACTAAGTGGATACTTTTCCTGCATTTCTTCCGCAGTATAGCACACATTTATATGACCGTCAAACTCTTCTGAGTCATTTGTTTGCATAATTATTAATTGATCGCTACCTGCTGATTCAAACCAATTTGTACTCATATGTTCACAACTGGTATTAATAACTATATCTGGAGATACTTTAATTAGCTCACCTCCAGTCTCAAATTCCATATGATTTATATCAAGCAAATCTAAATCTGCAACTACACCTTTAAACTTCCATCCGTTTGCTACATGTTTTTGATTAAACTTTTCCGCCATCTCAATACTTTCTGCGTCTATATCTATTCCATATATACGTTCTATGTTTAAAGCATTTAGCATTGGCTCTACAATACTTCCTATCCAGCACCCTAATAATGCTACAGTTGTATTACTGGGCAATGGTGTTACTTTATATAGTTCTCCCAGCAACCAACTTTTACTTGCTAATTGACCTTTGCTAAAAGCATCACGTGGATAACGTCTATCCATTACTGCTCTTTCAAAATAACTTGGTGGAATTCTCAGAAAACTATTATCAATATAATCTTCTACATCGTTCCATGTTTTAAGGTCTATCATACTGCTCCCTTAACCAAGTAAAGTCATTTATTTTATCTAGTTTTGCTAGATTGTCTTTGTTCGCTTCCGCAAACTGGTTCCCCGCTAGTGCTCCGTTTACTGCTTCTGCTGTAAACTCCTCCTCGCCCCTAGTGTTTATCCAGGAATCTAAACGTTGTTTACTTTCAGCATCATCATTAAGTGTGAGTTTTACACACTCTCTGAAAGCACTCCTCCAAGTGCTAAATGCATCAGTATTAAATTTAGTAATGCAACTTATTTGTGGCATTGACTTAAATCTATTGCTTAGTCCTGTTGTAAAATCTAGTCCCCAACTTGTAGCATTTCTAACCATTTCTGTTGGGAATAATTTTACTCCTCCATATCCATATTCATCTTGTGTGATAGGATTTTTACTAGACCATACATGTACAACTTCTTGGTCGTATACATCTGGAATATAGTCAAATTCAAATTCTTCTGTTATTTCTGCATCTGCATCTACTACCCAAAACATTTGGCTTGTTGCTCTACTAGATGCAACCTTATGAGCTTCAAAAATACCTTCTACATCTCTAACCCATATTAAATTAATATTTAAACCTTTTGTTCTTATATGGTCTTGTAATTTTCTAAATCCTGCATCAGCATTGGGCTCTTTATAACTTAAGAATATAATATCATAAGGCACAGTTGTACTACCTACTTCCCTTACATAGTTTAAATTCTTTATTCTGTTTAATTTTAAGTCATCAGATTTGATATCTGAATAGTCATTACTTGTAGGCCATAATCTCAAACCACCATATGCATGTACTTTCTTACTGATAGGATTTACTTTTTGCCATGCATGTACTTTACTTGTACTAGTTATTGCAGGCAGATATCCACGGTCAAGCAACTTTTCATCCACTTTCACATCTGGGTCCACAGTCCAAACAAAGGGGGTTTTGATTTCCTTTATCGCGTTTATGAACTCGTTCTTTTCTAAACTTTGCAAGTGGATCACTGGCCATACAGGCCTTAGACTTGCAATAGTATTTATTTGTTTTAAGTGTTCAAAACTATTGTTCTCTATCTCTTTGTCAGTGTATTCGTTGTCTAAGAATAGTTGCTTAGGCACTAATCTGACGCTCGTATATGCGTTGTCTTGGTTAAGAAATACATGTATATACTTTTGATCCCATTGTGTAGGGTAATAATCAAACTTAAATTCAGGGTCTATTTGTGTAAAAGCGTCTACAACCCAGTACATATTACTGTCAGACTGGGCAGATAGACGCTCATAGACGCTCTGTAAGCCATTTTCATAGTCAGATGCCTGTAAGTAATATATAGGATATTCTTTTTGTGTACAAGAAGGTTCTCTAATATATTTAGGTCTGCCTTTAGTTTGAGGTACTTTAGGATATAGTGTTACACCACCGTAATCGTACTGCCTATTAGTTATAGGGTTAAGTTTTTGCCATACATGTGTTTTTCCATTATCCCAAATTTTAGGTACAAACCCAAAATCAAATGTTTCAAGTACATTTACATCTGGGTCTATTACCCAAAACCAACTAGTTGGAGTTTTCATCCGGCCCTGTTCTTCAGATTCAAATACAGGAAATGTAAGTTGCTCTCCAAATGGTGTTGTATTATGAATGTTTAATCCGCTATCCTTATGATTAGCAGGAATCCAATATATACCACCCATCTCATCTGGATACTTATGCTCTAACTGTCCTCTAACTTGATAAACATGTATTTGATCTTTTTCGTTTTCGTTCTGCCATGGAACAAATTCAAAATCATTGTCATCTAACACATACTCTTCATCCACTAACCAGCAATCTTCTGTAATATCGTTATAGTCACTTGGATCACTTACTCTGTATACTGAGAATGTTTTAGCATTTATTACCAAAGGGTCTTTATGTATTTTTAATTCATTTGTACTACTATCAGGATACCAATACAAGCCTCCCATTTCTTCTGGGTATTTGTTTGTTAATTGATTGTGTATATGGAATACATGAACTTTGTCAGTATCAAAAGAATCAGGTGCCCATTTAATACTTTCGTCCAGCCTATATGAACTATCTGCTACCCAACAACTGTGATCTTTTTTAGGATTTATTGAAGGATTATCCACAAAGTATATAGGATACTCTGGTATAGCATTTAGCATTTCGGCATGTATAACTATGTCGCCATTCCAATCTACTGGTACCCATCTTAGTCCACCTATGCTTTCAGGATACTTATGTCTTAATTGGTCTCCAACATGAAATGTGTGAATACAATTTTGTTGGAACAATGGTGGTGCCCATTCTATCTTTTGATTTAATTCGTATTCGCTGTCTACTATCCAACAGTCTTGGAACACTTCTGTATATTCATCAACATTGTCTACTTTTACAACTGGGTAACTTCTGTCGCTTGTTGGATTTTTAGCAATGTATTTTATTGTTTCTGTATTATATGCTTTAGGTATTAACTTAACACCGCCACATCTATTGTCACTTATATTAGTAATACTTTTTGGGTACTTATGTTCTAATTGATTAGGTATTTTAAACACTTGTATTGTTTTTTGGTCGTACTTAGCAGGAACATATTTAAAAACATCATTAAGTTCGTGTTCGTCGTCTACTAACCAAAACATTTTAGTCCTACTTTTCCTAGCAGGAGATTCATAATCATTAATATTATTTGTGTAAAAAATATCATATCTTACAGGCACAATATCTTTTTGGTATTTGTGTTTTGTAAAATCAAATTGTTTATGTACTAGCCTTATACCGCCACAACGGTTATCCCATGCATCTGTATAATCTGTTGGATATCTTTCCTCTAAATGTCCAGGTAATTTAAATACATGTATAAATTCTCTTTCATGTATAGCAGGTACAAATAGTAATTTTCCATTAAATGTGAACTCTCTGTCTACTATCCAAAACCAATCTGTTTTACTGCGTTCTGCATATTCACTGTATGCATCTGCTGTAAATTCATCGTCATCTACATAAAATACATCGTAACTTTCATCTTCTATAGGGCAGGCAGGGTGTATTTTTACTTCTGCTTCTTGCCATTTCTTAGGAACTAGTCTTATACCTCCCATTGCCATAGGATATTTTTCTTGTAACTGGTATGGCATTTTAAAAACATGTATCATGCTGTCCTCAAAAGGATTAGGCACCCAATCAAATGTTTTTAAATTCGTTTTATGCTGTGCATCAACTAACCAAACATAGTCGTCTGCAAATGTATTTCTTTGTCTGTAGTCTTCTACATCTGTAACTAGCATAACAGGATAGGATAGTTTTATATCTAAAAAGTTATGAAATTTAATATCAGCATCTTTCCATTCTTTAGGATAAAGTTTAATACCACCTTCTTTATCAGGATACTTATGCTCTAATTGTCCACGTAAATGAAAACTATGTATAAAGTTAGGCTCAAAATTATTTGGAGCCCAATTAATATCTTGTGGGATTTTGTAATCTTTATCTATACACCATACATGACTTGCATAAGGATTGTTATCAAAATATTTACCTGGAGTTTTAGTATGTAGTTTTTCAAAACTTTTTTTACATACTACTTTGTTAATTTCTTTAGTACCTTCTGATTTTGTTTTTGGTAAAAGGGTTACACCACCGTAGTTTTGGTTGTCCCATTTCCATACATGAGTGTAACCCATATCATAAGATTCAGGTCTGTAGTCAAATATGTCTATATCAGTAACTTGTATATTAGGCTCAATAAACCAAAACATTTTTGTATTAGGATTAGCATCACCTATGTTGTCTATTTGCTTTGCAAAAGGTAAATTTTCCTGCAATTCAGTATTATTTCCTATATAAAAAATATCAAACATCTTTAGGATACCTTTTTAAAAGTTTTTCTACTGCCTTGGATATCTCTCCTACACCTTCATCTATTCTGCGATATTCCTCAAGTATTTCTTCTCCTCTTACAGGGCAAACACCAAAATGATCAGGCAAAAGGCCACTGCAAACGTGACATCTGCCTTCTAATTTGCGTTGAATTTTGAACCAATCAGTCTCTGACATGAACCTTTACCCCATAATGTTTGGCAAAGGCTTTAGCATCTTCTTCATCGTTTACAATAGGTTGTCCTTTAATGTTTAAACTTGTATTAAGTAACATTGGACAGCCTGTTTTCTTGTGAAACTCTGTGAGAAGTTTATGCAAGTCAGGATGTTCTTGTTTCCGTACTGTTTGAACACGGCTTGTACCGTCTTCATGGATTATAGCAGGAAACTCATCTGGCTTTTTACACTTTGCAACAAACTGCATGTATGGTGCATGTGAAATACCGCCTGGCATTTCAAAATAATCATGCACATATTCTTCCAAAATCATTGGTGCAAATGGTCTAAACTTTTGACGTTTTTTGATAACATTCATTTTATCTTTAACATCAGGCCCTCTTGGATCAGCACACAGGCTTCTATTACCTAATGCACGTGGTCCAAACTCAGCTCTTCCATTTGCTATTCCAAAGAGTTCCCCCTCTTTTAAACTTTTTAATGCTTTTTTAATCGGGTATTTACCCTCTATATTATGTCCCAGATATGGAGTATTAAACTTAACACGTTCTCCCGATGTGCTATGTAAGTGTAGTGCGGCGGCTCCCAAACTGCTACCACAATCGCCTGGGTTAGGCATTATAAAAATGTTCTTAAATATATCTGTTAGCATACTATTGGCTACACAATTAAGTGCTACACCTCCCATATACACTAAATTGTTACTGCCTGTGATGTCTTTGGCATATTGAGCATACGCATTTACTCTTTGCTCAACTTGGTCTTGTGCGGCCGCGGCCATATCAAATTCATCAACACCTACGAAACTGCCTTTAGGTAGTCCTCTTTGTAAGTTTTCTTTCATTTGTATACATTGTCTATGGCTAATCCATGGATGTTTCATTCTAAAATATCTTTCACCCATCTTTTTGCTTAATGGCTTCCAATTTTCTGGTTTACCATAAGCGGCCATGCCCATTAGTATATACTCATCTTCCATTGGTTTTAGTCCAACGTGATGTGTAACAGCACTATAAAATAATCCTAAACTACTTGGATATGAAGTTGTATGTACTTTCTTTAAGTTATTGTTTTCCCACTTCCATATAGTTGCTGTATCAAATTCTCCTATAGCATCTATAACTATAACAGCACATTCGTTAAAGTTACTGCTTAAAACACCTGCGGCGGCATGTGTTTCATGGTGTGCATAATCTTTTATAGGTATGCCTTTAAGTTCTGGATAAAACTTTTTAATCCATTGGCGTTGTGTGGGTTCTCTAAATGCATACCAGTTACGTCCATAAATATTTCTTAAACGTTTAAGCCATGCTTTTTCATGTAATACTATTACATCTGGCTTGCCGCCCTCTATTGCGGCACTTATCAGTTCATGATTAATCCATGGATCATTTTTAAGTTTACTGTAACGTTCTGAATGACCAGCAAATTCTATCTGGTCGTCCTGTAGCATACAGGCACCAGCATCATGAAAACCAAAACTAAGTCCTAAAATTCTCATTATCTATATACGAATGGATCTCTCTTTCTTAGTTCTTCTAATTTCTTTTTTAGTAATGCTTCCTCATCTGGAGTTAGATCTAGATCGTCATTAAAAACTTTCTTTTCATGTTCCTTTTGAGCATCGTTTTTTTCTCTTCGTTCTGTCATGTGAAGTATCTCCATTTATACATTTCTATCAGGCTTTGCGCCATAGTATTGTATAATTTTTCATCTTTTATATGCATTGTTTCACTAAAACTATCAGGCCATATATCTAAATATGTTTCTATAAAACTCTCTTGCGGTTTATAGTATTTACTGTTATCTATGCTATTCCATAGTGGTATCTGGCAGTTCTCTGGTATGCTGTTAAACATGTTACAAAAAATATAATCTATATTTTTACTTTCTAAATATGTTTGTAATGCATACATATAAGTTACAGTATCTTCTAAACCAGTTTGCCAATCTGCTAAATGCAAATCTGCATACCTATAAAACTTTTGTAAATCTATATTTTCACTTTGCTTATATAATGTATAATCTTTACGTTCACCATCAAAACTAAACTCAAATCTTTCGTGTGTACTCCAGCCTATAAAAACTAGGTCTACTTTATTGTTTTCGCAATATTCCATTGTTGTACGGAGTATACGATGATTTCCACCACCGCCTTTAGCAATATTTGTTACATCAGAATCAAGGGTTTTTTGTAAAAAATGTTTTAATCCCTTATCACATTCACTTGCTTCAGTATGGCTACAACCGTTTAGTAAAATATTCATCTGTTTGATTGATACATTAATCTGTATAGTTCTGGAAGTGCTTCTTCCATACTTTCGTTTCTTTGTTTGTCTAGTAATTTTGTATATTTTTTAAATGTTATTAATTCTTGTTCCCAATTTTCTTTCCGGTTTTCTTTAAGTGCCTTAATAGTTGCTTCTATACTTTGCACATTTTCAGGTCTATTTTTTAATACCTTACTTCTTTTTAACCATTCCTCTAATCTACCTGCGGCTACTTCACGTACCTGCTCAGGACAGTTTCTAAAATCTAAACTAGTTGGATAATCACATATTAAGAAAGTAACAAATACCTGTCTACCATATTCTATCTCTAAACTTTCTATAAAGTCTAGTAATTTTGTTATGGTTAAAACATTATAAATTTGTATAACAGGAGAGAATAAGACAGTTCCTACAACATCACTAGCACAATAAGTTCTTAAGTTCTTTTCAACTCTGCTCCAATGACTGGCACCACGTATGTATTCATTTTCATGCCCATAAGCATCTACACTAATACACATTAATACGTTTTTAAACTGCTCTACCAAGTCCAGAAAACGTTTCTGAATGTTGGTCATGTTACTGTTGAACACTAGCTCTATATCTTTAGCAATGCCCATTTCCACACACTTCTCCATTATCCAATATACACGTTCTATAATGGTAGGCTCACCTCCTGTAAAGTATAATTTACTTACACCAGGTAACCATTCTTCTACTTGTCTTAAAAAATCTGGATCGTCTTCCCAATTGGTTAAATTGTCAACAAACTGACCCCAGGTAAAATTATCTTTTATAAATTGTCCTGCCCTAGGATCAGCAGTTTCTATCTTTTTGTATTCCTTCTGAATTTGACTTGAATTTTGTGGTTGGCACATTCTACACTTCAGGTTACACATATTGCCAAGTCTAAAATCCAAGTACATTGGGGATTCTTCTACTCTATAGTCGTTGTTTATACTACGCTCTATTATCTCATGGATTTCTTCTCCTCGTCCACTGTACTCGAACCAATCCCTAATATAGTTAGTCCTATAACTAGGGAAGCCCATATCTTCTAAATCATAACAATGCTCACAACCTTTTACCACTTCGCCTTCTATCATGTCTTGGCGGATTTTACGCATATGATTGCTATTCCAGACACTTTCTATTTTGTGTCCACGATTTAGATCTACCATACTGCCATCATCATTTTTAAAGTTATCACGTGCTACACAACACCAGCTCACAGTACCTGTAGGCTGAGTCATGATAGATATCCAAGGATAAGGGCAAAATGTTTTACTGTATTCCATTCCAGTCTTTCTCTATTAATTTAAAAAACTTAGGAAACACTTTATCGAATTGTTCTTTCCTAAATTTATCTATTTGTTTTGTTTGTAACAAAAAATTAGTATATTCTGATGATTCATATTGTTCACCATTCATAAACTTCAATGTATTATTTACATGATCTGCATTATTTTTTCCATATAATACATTTATTTTTTCTTTTACTCTTTTAGGTAATACCTTTGGAGAGATATGACTAGGTGTAAATACCATATTATAGTGTATATCTATCTCCTCAAAATGCTTAGATATAAATTCGGTTAATTCTGTCATATGCATTATATTAAAAATGCTTATAGTTTGAAAAATGCCAATTGAAAAAATATCAGGATTTAGTTTACTAAAATGTCCTAAATTTGTGACAACTTCTGTAAAGTTGCCGGGAAACCTTATATACTCAAATCTTTCATTTATGTCATCTATACTAAGAAAAATTTCTACTTTTTTAAATTTTTCCCATAAACTTATTCTGTTTTCAGGAAATATACTGCCGTTTGTATTATACGATAAGGCAATATTTTTTGCAATGCCTAATTCTACACATCTTTCCAGTATTTCATAATGTCTTTCTATCATTAACGGCTCACCGCCAAAAAATTCTAACTTTTCTATATTTTTTAAATGGCTGTCTATATCTTCCCAAAAATTTTCATTAGTTTTAGGCCACATTCCTAATTTATTAAACAGTCTAGCACCTTCATTATTAGGATTTATTTTAAGCTCTTCTGCCGCCCATTGACTACTTGCAAAACTACTGCATATTCTACATTTACTATTACATATATTTCCTAATTTTAAATCTAATGCTTTAGTATTTGGTGTAAAGTCTTCTCCCCAATAAAAGTTTTCTCTTAATCTTTTACTTTGTATTCCTGCTTTTTCTTCGTGCCAACAATTATTACATGCCTCTAGTTTTTCATTATTTAAAAACTTTTGTTGCATGTCTTTTAGCCACTTACTTTCTTTAACATCGCTTAGTGTGTCCCCATTTGCTAAATTAAATTCTGTGCCGTCATCTTTTTTAGCAGACTCTTGCATTATACAACACACTGACATTGTGCCATCAGTACGAGCTTCTAAATTAATAAATGGCAGAACGCAACTCATATGCCTGCCAACTCTGGATATACTTCATCAAAGTTTTCATCTCTTAATTTATCAAATTCAATATTAAATGCCTTAAACTCTTCCAGTAAATGTGTATGATCATCGTCTAAAAATAACATAGAACTTTTATAACCTTCTGTTGCCCTGCCTATATTATCTTGAGGCTCTAACCAACGTAAATGTTTTTGCCATTTTGCTTTTATTTCTGCTCTCAATCTTTGTGGCAGAACACTCATTCTAAACCTTTCATTGTTTAGTAGTACATTCATATACCAGTCTGCTGGTTTTATATAACCTTTATCTACCCAACTTCTATGAAAGTCAGTAATATGCCAGGCGTTATAGGCACTAACTGTTGCACTAATATAAAAATCTACTTCAGGAGATGTTTCTTTTAATTGTTTTATATTGTTTTCAACATCTGCCCATACTGTACCTTTACGTTGGTACTCTCCACGTACACCTTCTGCATCTAAACTAGCACCTACACTTATATTATCAAAGTTCTTCCATAAGTCTAATACATTATGTTTCTTGTATGTTAATGTTGTGAAGTTTGTATTATAAAAAATGCGTATATCTGTTTTACCCATCTCAACAAGCCTGTTCATAATGCCCCAATGCTCGTCCATCATTATAGGTTCACCACCTGCCCAGTATATTTGCTCTATGTGTTCCAGCATAGGGTCAAACTCTTCCATAAAGTTGTCAACGTCCTTACGGATTTGTATGACACGTTCTGTTGGACTTATATTAAATGTACTTGCTTTTGCATCAGCATACCAATTACTGCTAAGTTCCGGGCCACAGTACCTGCAACGTAAGTTACATACATTACTAAAACGAAAGTCCAAGTAAACTATGTGTAAATCATCTAAACTTCCGTCTGCATTTGTTTTTGCAACTTTATCCCAATGTGGGCCTAGCCAGTCTCGATTACTTCTTACTCTTAAACTGTCATGGCCTTTTGCTTCTTTTTCATAGCAACGTACACATTCTTTACATTTTTTACCGTTAAGCATATTCAAACGAACTTGTTTCATTCTATCGCTATTCCATACTTCCTGCAGACTATTTTCTCTTAGATCTCCTATATGATTTTCCCATGGAGAGTCACAGCATAACATAGTCTTGCCGTTTGGCCAAGGGTGCATATGAATCCAGGGTAGGACACACATTACATCATTCTCGTGATCCTCAATATTTGTGCTGAATTCCATGTCTATCCAATATTTCAATTAATTCGGGGAATATTTCCCTCCAACCATCTTCATGGTTGCGTATTTTATCTAGCTCGTCATTGTACCGACAAAAGTGTTCCCACTTAACTTCGTCCCAATCATCGTCATTATACATGCTCAACAATGTTCCAAGCTCATGTCTGTTACCCATCGTTTTTCTAAACTTGGCATGGGCCTCTTGTCTCACGACGGGAGGTAGTATTCCAGGCGATAGGTAATCAGGGTCATATACAAAGTTCATATCAACTGGACAAGGTGCCCAATTTAAAAACTCGTCTAAGTAAATGTAACTATATGCACTTACTGTTTGTGTTATTCTAACATTTAACTCTGGTACTGCTAAAATAGTATCTAAATTCTTTTCTACATCTGACCATTCTGTAGGGAATCTTATATATTTGTTTCTGTGTGCTAAGTCGTCTATACTAGGACATACTCTGGCTTCTTTAAACTCTTTCCATAGTGGTACTGCTTTATCTGGTATGCTTGTCATGTTTATATTATACCATAGTATAATATTTTTACTACGTCCACTCTCTACTAGCATTTCCAAATACTTCCAATGTGCTTTTATAAGTGTGGGTTCACCACCATTAATGTACAGTACTTCCATATTAGGAGCACATTCAAATAAATCATTATAAAAGTTTTCATCTTCAGGCCATTGGAAGTCATGTTTGTGATCTAACCAACTGTATCCATCATTTACGAACTCCAGGGAATCCACGATTTTTTTATAGTCTGCCACCCAACGTGAGCTACTTGCTGGATTACATGTACGACACCTAACGTTGCATACATTACCAAGACGCAACTCCACAAAACGAAGGTCCATAGGAATGCTACCATCCTCACTTGTAATTCTGGATGCGTAATCGGGGTCAAAGTCCTTATATATCTTGGACTCGTAGACACGTTTGCTCTCAACTCCTTTTCTTTCTTCCTGGTAGCATCTAGTACATGCTTTTGGCTCAATATCATTTAACATCTCCCTTCTAATCTCTTTGAAATAATCACTATTCATATGTGTGTTTATGTCGTGATCATTTAAGTTGAAAAACTCTTCTCGTTCTTCACCGTAATTTCTTGCTCTATTTTTTCCTGCAGTCATATCAGATATACAACATGGAGTAACACCACCGTGAGGGTGTGTTCCTAAATGTATCCAAGGTAAAGGGCAAAAGGTATCGTTTTGTATACTCATATTACACTACCCTGTTCCAAAGAACCGTAACCAGGATTTTCATTATATTTTTTCTCTTCCAAATGATATACGAAGTCGTATTTAAGTATTTGAAATAGTTCGTTAAATACCTCTCTAAAATTCTCTTTTCTATATTTGTCACCAGCAACTGTTTGTGTTTTAAACAATTCCCATCGCCATTCTATTTCTGCTTCTACTGTATCCGTGGGTTGGTTTCCATAAGGCACTACTGTTTCTATTCTAGGTGTTAGTACATGTTTGACTATACCCGCAATAGTTTCTCTATACTCTTCTCTAAATTGTGTTTCGTCTAATAAAGGTGCAACTATTTTTTCTTTAGTATGTTCAGGGAATATATTTGGATTATACCATGTTGGAAAGTTTGCAATGTTATGAAATATTATAAAATTAGGCCATCTTTCTGCAAATACTTTATGAAACTCTGCAAGATAATGAACATTCAAACTAGAGATAGTCATTGTTATGCCAATAGCGATCCCAGGTGTTAAACTATGAAAATAATCTAAATTTTCTGCTACTTCACTCCATTTACCGCCGTGTCTTAAATACTCAAAACGTTTACCTATTCCGTCTATACTTACATTAAATCCAACACTAGCAAAGTTATCAATCATCTTCTGTAGAAATTCTTTGTTCAGTGTTGTTCCATTCGTACTTAAATTAACATGTACATTTTTAGCAATGCCGTCATCTATAAGTTTATTTGCAAAAACTTTAAACTCTTTCATATAGAAAGGCTCACCGCCCATAACTTCTAAATATTTTGCATGTGGTAGCCAGTCATCTAATTCAGTCCAAAATTTACTATTTTCTATATCGTCCATTTCAACATTTACAGACTCTTTAATGTATGGCATCTTTCTTGCTTCTGCTTCTTTCACCCATTTACTACTGTAATTAGGATTACATGTTCTACATTTTAAGTTACATGTTGTACTTAATATTATCTGTAAGTCCTCGGGCATGTCAGGTTCTTCTGCATAGTTAATTTCAGGATATCTAAATTCTGCATATTCGTTGTAAAGTTCTCGTTTAGATTTAACTCCATTATCCTCATCTCTCCAACAAGCATCACAATTCTTAGGACGCTCTCCGTCCCTGATTTCCTGTCTTATATTTTTATAATATTCACTATGAAATATTTCTCGAATAGGAGTTTCGCCTAAAGTGTATTCCTCACCTTTTGTGTTTGTAACTCTTTCTCTGGCTATACAACATGTTCTAACATGGCCGAAAGGCTCATTAGAGATATGTTTCCATAGTAAGGAACAATACTTAGGCTCAGTCATTTTCTCTCTCTAATTTATACATTGTAACAGAATTTTTAGATTGTTCTGATGCTGATATTTCTATTGTTTTATGATTAATTACATTATATCCTAATGTTTTAAAAAAATATATTATTGCATCTGTAGGAATAGACAAAGACGCCGGCACTAAATTTTCACCTTGTATTTTAAATCTATTACCTGTTCTATTAATTTCTTCATATCTAAATTGACAATTAAATTGTATAGAATTATTTTCATTATCAAAAATTAATTCTTCTTGATTATATTCTCCTAAAGATTCTAAATATAACACTTTAGGTTTAAATTTATTTACTACTGTTTCTATAAAGTGAATAGGACTTGCTAAATGGTATATTAAACCAGCACATACAACATAGTCTATATTTTCTTCTGTTTGAAAATGCTCATATGTAGTATTTACAAATTCAGTATCGCACCCGTAATCATGCTCTGATGCCATATCTATCCATTCTTTATCAGGCTCTACACAGATATATTTTTTTAAATTACTGCTCTTATATATATTAGAAAACTGTCCTTCCCCAGACGCAATTTCTAAAACAATAGAATCTTTATCAAATTCTAATATTTCAGATATTTGTCTTGTATATATAGGAGCAGTATAGGAATCCATTATTTTCCTCGAGTATTACCGTAATGAATTACTTGTACGCCTTCTATATCTGGAGTTTTTCTCCATGGGTCTACTACAATGCTACCAGGTGCAAAGTTTAACTCTGTACCATTACCTGTTGATACTAATGCATCATCACAATCTGTAACTTTGTGATCACCATACCAGCCTGGTACAGTATCCAATTGATCACCGTATGTTATACCTGGATTATGTGCAAGTAAATA